GGATGGCTTCATGGCCCACTTGTTTCAGTCCAACCAGGATTAGACTCCCTCCATTACTGGATCTGGTTGGTTGAGGACAGCTTACGTCAACTCGACCTCCGCCACGCCTCTTATAAAGAAGTCGATGGCTGTCGAGGAGTAGATTCCGGGGTGGTTCATTCGTTGGATATCCCGTCGTACGCCTTCCAACACCCAAGTCTGGAGATTGTACATTCGACATAGATATGCGTCAGAGTCAGCAGTGGCGGAATGTGCTTGTTCCACCTCCATGTACTTGATTTGTGCTTCTCTCAAGGTTTTATAAAACTCTTGATCTTTGCAATGTTCGGGGTGCAATTCTATCTCGTGCTTCAAATAATCTGAGAGAAGAGGCACATGGGCTGCTTGTCGTATTAATCCCAACGCGACTCCTTTTCGGTGACTTCCAGATTGCTTCTTTGAAAACCCACTGATGGTGAAGGCCAACTTGAGAAGACACTTCATAGTCGGCGCTGGAATCATTCCGTCTGGAGTCGGGTAAAAAGCATTGGAACAAAACCGTACTTGCTCTATGGTGTGGCCGCACTTGATTTTCGGGGCGAATCCCAAGCGCTGCACAAAGGGTTTGATGCCTGGCCAAAATTGTGGTTTGCACACGGCTAACATATCGTCGCCGCGCACCATGACCGCAAAATCTTGGCCAAGCTTTGCCCCTTGGCGAACCAATGCGGTGTAAATTGCTCCTGCATTGACAATAGAGTTGCCTATTGTTGTGTTCGGCACTCCTGTTTTCATAAAGGCTCCTCTACTTGCCACTACACCAGAGCGTGATGACATTGTTTGGTCCTGTAATTGTTGGTCGTAGATGTCCAGCGCTTGACCGTGGAGTCCCATTCGACGATACATGCCTCGAGCAAAATCTAAGGCTTCCACGTGATTGGTTCCATCAAACTTGCTATAGTCCAATTCAAAGAAATAATCTCCAATCAAAGCGCGCCACTTTGTGAGCCAAAAGCCAACCTCCTCTGCAGTGGACCCGCATTCGAAAAAGAGGGGGCTGGTATAGTTCCATCGTTTGTGGAGAAATTGTGCGAAGGCCACCATGAATGGACCAAGAATCGCTTTGACGATCTCTGCACACGACACAATATTTCGTGGTTTTACCTCATCCCAAGCACGCGTAAAGACGTTGGCCAACTTTACCTCCCATTTCACAAACACGTTGTTTTTCCTCAAATCTCGATCAGGCATCAACCGCTGCAGGTGACGATTCCGCGCAGTTGTTATCTGGTCGCGTTTATGACGGGGGAAGCGCTCAGCCCACTTGTCGAATGACATGGGTGGCACACTGGCTGGTGGATGGAGCCATAAAAAGTTATCTTGGTAGAATAGGCTAGCTGCTGTATCGGCCATACCTTGCTCGAGCAGGGCTTGTCTCTCCATGTAGGACGCATACGATCCTGTAAAGGCTGTTGGTCCAAGAGCATAGGTGGTGGAATGGCAAGCATATTCATTAGGTAAGCCAGAAGCCCCTGTGTAGGCGTAAACTTCGGCCCAGGCGGATGTGTCGACGTCTGGAACTTTGTTAGTGACCCGGGTGCCAAGGGAAGCGTACTCGTTGGCTTGAG